CGTGTGGACCGTGACTACTCGCGTTCTGACTGCTGGCACGAACCTGAACGACTTGAGTCAGGCCGACATCCGAACGGCGGTGGGTCTGTCTTCGGCAGACCTCGACACCCAGCTCGGCGCAATCCCTGATGACGTGTGGAACCGCACAATCAGTCAGCCGGGTACAGTGCCGGGAGCTGCAGCACAGGCTGATGATATCCTTGGAGCTATGGGTGCTGTGCTGTTTAACGAAGTCTCTACGACAGCTACGACTTTAACTGTCAGAAACGCAGCTGACTCCGCTGACCTGTACACGGCAGCAGTCAGTGATGATAGTACTACTGCTACCAAAGGAGGCCTGTCGTGACCGACGTGTTAACCCAGCTCCGGGAAGCAGAAGTCAAAGCTGGCGTTGCAGCACGAGATAAGCGTGCAGCCCATCTTGCTGGTGATCCGGTGCGTAAAAATAAAGCAGCAAAAGAACTAGCTAACCAGCATGTACTGATCAAACAGCTCACAGCAAAACTGGAGCCTAATACGGTCGGGGAAGCTCATGCTGAAGCCGTTGAGCGTAAGGTAAAGCGCATCGGACCTAAGACGACGCACACTGCTGCCACGAGCACCGGTATTGGTGCTGGGTTCAGTGCAGGGCTGTATCAGGAGCAGCTATGGCAATTGATTCAAGAAACAAGCGTTTTAGCATCCAATCACTTGGTCAGCCTTGCAGAGGTGTTCTCACGCCTGATGGGACAATAGCTACAGGGGATAGAGCGATGCTGATCGGTGCGTACTTCGGCATTGATCTTGATAACCCAGCTCCTGTGCTAGAGGCTGTGTCAGACGCAGTTAAACTTGTACGTACCCTAGCAGGGTCGCTAGTCAGGAAACTTACAGAATGAGTCAAAGCCTAGTTCTCCTCGCTGCTGCTGCTGAAAACACAACCGGAGATGCCTTTCGAGTGAAGAACACTGGCTGGTTTGTGGTTCGGATGTATGGCACGTTCAACGGCAGCACTGTGAACCTTGAGACCCAAGGAGACGACGGCAGTAACACTGAGTGGATTGAAATTCCTGATACCCCTCAGTCCTCTGCATGGGCAGGACGAGTGTACCTTGAGAAATCCGCGCGTGTTCGTGCAACCACGATAGGTGGTTCCAGCACGAGTGTCACTGTCACTTTGAATCCGGCGTAATCATGGCAAAGAAACCTGCACTTTCTGACATCACGAATATCGACACATCAGCTGATGAGCTGAACAGTAACTGGGATGCTATTCAAGCAGCCTTTGATAACACTGTTTCTCTTGATGGCAGTACGCCAAATGCGTTCACGGCGGATCTGGATCTTAACTCTAATAAAATCTTGAATGTAGCTACGCCCACGACTTCTGGCGACGGTGTAAACAAAGCATACGTAGACAGCTTAATCGGCGGCACTCTTACGATCGGTGACTATTCAACCGTATCCTCCGCTTCGGCGCTCCAAGCGCAAGCGGCTGTAAGCGGTGACGTTGTCCACCTCCTCGGCCTTGCATCATCGAATGACGGCCTTGGGGGTTTCTTTGTGTTCGATAACTCAAATCTCTCCTCTCAAGTATCGGCAGACGGTGCGCAACGCAACTACATTGCGCCTAACTTCGATCTTACTGGAGCTTCCGGTGCGTGGACTCGCGTTCGTATTGAACAGTCTAGCGCTCTCGAAAAGGCACAGGTTGAGTTTGTAGACATCCCGTCGGGCCGCAACGGTCATGCCGCCTTGCGTCGTACTGTCGATAACAATCTTGCCTTGCTGTACGTCATGCCGCGCATGTCGGAGTTGTCGAACTCTCGACCGACCGGGCAGGTCTCGGGCGTCAAGGTCTTCCACGACGACTATGAACAGGTCGATTTCGACGGCGATAACAACTACCGGGACGGTATCTTCGCTGCGGAGACCGACGGCGGCGTAACGGGCTTCGGTCGTGTCGTGTTGCGCACGAACGCGAACGGAGATTTCACGACGGCGGGCCATCCGCAGATCGTCTTCGCGACGACGCAGGACCTTGAAGTGATGTCTATCACGCGCCTGCATCCCAGCGGGAGCGTGCGGGGCAACTACGCGAACAGCGGGGGCATTTACCAGGTCAAGGAAGCGAACCCGATCTGGTTCGAGGGACTGACCGTCACGGCCGGGGATCGTGTCGCGCTGTACGGGCGAATCTACGAGGCCCAGAACTCCGGCACTTGCGGCAGCACCCGCCCGGTGCATGACGGCGTAGGAGGGCGGCAGGAGAACAGCGACGGTGGCACGACCACGGTGGGGACCTCGGTCGACTACCTTGATGTCGCGATGACTGGCCTGTCGTCGGGGCCGTTCGAGCGCGGTGAGACCGTAACCGGTCAGGCGTCAGGCGAGACAGCCACGGTCGAGATGCAGTACACGACCAGCGAGCTGCGGCTTTCTGGCGCCAGCGGGACTTTCACAGACGGTGAGACAATCTTGGGCGGCACGTCTGGAGCGTCCGCTACCGCGACCACGTTCACGACGACCACGCAGTACACCGCATCGGATGGCGCGGTGACGTGGCTGTTCCTTGATGACTTGAAGCCTTCCACGTCCGGCAACCTGCTTCACGATATTCTGACGCTCGGGTCCGGTGATCCTGTCGTCGGGTTCGAGGGGACGCAGGCGTCAAGCCCGATCTACGTGCAGGACGGACAGGCTATCCGCTTCATCCGGGCGGATGGCAGCGAGGCAGATTTCCTCCTCCAGCGGCTCAACGACACGCTGCGCATCCACGCCATCGGAGATACCACCGATAACCAGCTTATCGAGCTGATGGCCGAGGATTCCGACGGGGATACGCTGACGCTTTCGCTGTCCGCAGAGCGCGCCACGCTGGAAGGCGGGCCGTTTTCAAACACCCCGGTTTCCGATACAGGGACGGATGCGGCGCAGGCAGTCACCAGCGGTTTGCTGAATCTCACGCCCGCGAGCGCGCGGACCATCACTTCGTTCACTGGCATCAGCAACGGCACGCGCTTCACGATCCGAGCAGGGAACGCAAACCTGACTATTGCGGACAATGCCTCGATCAGCACCACGACCGGAAGTAACTACACGTTCGCCGCGAACGAGGTCAGGGACTTTGTCGTCCTTTCGACTAACGTCTATATGATTGGGGAGCGATAAGATGGCCCTTCGAGGCCAGGGTCGACAACGTGGCTGATACGCTTGCTCTGGTCGGATACGATGTCGACTGGCATCGCGGGTACATTACAGACCGTAGATAATTATGAAAACGATTGGACCTCTTAGAGCAGGTAATAACGCACGATACACTCAAGCCATGTTCCTTGAGTACGCACGTGACGGTGTACAGCCTAGCTTCACTGTTAAGAACGAGCACGTACAAAAAGAAGGTGTGTTGTATCCCAGCCTTCGTCGTGTGTACATGGAGTGCATGGACCCGACAGAGGAGCTGTTTGTTCAAGAAGTGTTCCTTGGGGACTGGGAGCATTGGGATCGGATCAAGGATAACGATATCCTCAGGACTGCTCTGAAGTACGAGGAGTGGGAGGAAGAACTATCCGTGAAGCTTCGTAGTTTTGGTATTCGAAGTGTTCTGGACGAAGTACGTAACCAAGGTAAGTCCGCGTTCAGTGCAGCTAAGTGGCTTGCTGAGGGACAGTGGAAACACACCAAGCGTGGACGCCCCAGTAACGAAGAAAAAGCACGGAGAGAGCGAGAGGAATCTCAAATCCTTCAGGACCTGCACGATGATATCCAAAGGGTTAAGGACCTGTGAAGAACGCTGCTAAGCGTGTACAGGAGATTCGAGAGAAAGCTGCGCAAGACCTGCTGTTCTTCGCTAAGCTCGTGAATCCCGGTCGTATGTACGGCGAAGTACACGAAGAGCTGTTCCAGTGGTGGACTCGTCCTACGGCTAAAGATAACCAGATGGTCCTGCTCCCCCGGGATCACCAAAAGTCGCACTGTGCCGCTGTACGGGCAGCATGGGAGCTGACTCGTGATCCTAGTATTACTATCCTGTACGTGTCGGCCACGTCTGACCTTGCAGAGAAACAGCTGTACGCAATCAAGAATATCCTGACGTCCGAGGTGTACCGACGGTACTGGCCTCAGATGACGCACGAGGAGGAAGGGAAACGCGAGCGATGGAACACTAACGAGATCATTGTTGATCACCCTGTTCGTAAGCGCGAAGGCGTGCGTGACCCTAGTATCAAGGCTGCTGGCCTGACGACGAACATCACGGGGTTCCACGCAACGCATGTTTTCCTTGATGATTTGGTGGTACCTAGTAACGCATATACAGAAGAAGGCAGGAGTAAAGTAGCTGCCCTGTATAGCCAGCTGGCTAGTATCGAAACCACTGGAGCTAAGGAGGTGATCGTAGGTACTAGGTACCACCCTTCTGACCTGTACGCTACAATTAAAGAAATCAAAGAAGAGCAGTTCGATGACGATGGAGACGTCATTGGATTCGAGCCTGTGTACGAGGTAGTAGAAAAAGTAGTGGAGAAACAAGGAGTGTTTCTCTGGCCCCGTGAAATGCGTTCTGACGGCAAGATGTACGGGTTCGATAACCGGGAGCTTGCTCGAAAGAAAGCTAAGTACGTGGACAGTACGCAGTTCTACGCGCAGTACTACAATGATCCTAACGATCCCAGCAGTAACAGGATAGGAAGAGATAAGTTCCAGTACTACGACCAAGCTCTGCTGCGACAAGAGCGTGGCTCGTGGATGCTGAAGGACAAGAAACTTAACGTGTTCGCAGCAATGGACTTTGCGTTCAGTCTACGGAAGAAAGCTGACTACACGGCTATTGTAGTGATCGGTGTGGATTCCAAGAACAACGTGTACGTTCTGGATATAGATCGATTTAAGTCAGACAAGATCGTGGATTACTACAACAGTCTGCTTGCTTTACATAATAAATGGGGATTCCGCAAGGTACGCTGCGAGGTCTCAGTGGCTCAGCGAGTTATCGTGAAAGAGCTGAAAGATAACTACATCGTTCCAAATGGGCTAATGCTGAGCGTTGACGAGTACAACCCTAGTCGACATGAAGGTACGAAAGAAGAGCGTATCCAAGCTACGCTGGAGCCTCGGTACCATAACCAGAGTATCTGGCATTACAAAGGAGGGCTCTGCACGTTGCTGGAAGAAGAGATCATCCAAGCTCGTCCTGCTCACGACGACATCAAGGACGCTTTGACGGCTGCTGTAGACATTGCTGTGGCTCCTTCGTATCGACCCGCGAAGCGTAGCAGTAACGTGTATCACGGTAGGTTCGGGGGCGTGAGGTACGCATGAAAGTAGCAGAGATACGAGAAATCCTGAGCCCGGATACACTGGCTGCAGAGATCAGCCAGATGCACGATACGTACTCCAGCTCTCGTGCAAAGTGGGTACAGGATAAACAAGAGCTGCGGGACTACGTATTCGCAACGGATACCACTACCACTACGAATAACCAGTTACCGTGGAAGAACAAAACCACGCTGCCTAAGATTTGTCAGATTCGAGATAACCTGCACGCTAATTACATGGCGGCTATGTTCCCGAATGATAACTGGCTGGAGTGGGAAGCAGGCGCAATGGATGGCCTTGACGCAGAGAAGCGTGAGGCTGTGAAGGCGTACATGAGTAACAAGCTACGTCTGTTTAACTTCATGGACGTGGTGTCCAAGCTTCTGTACGACTACATCGACTACGGTAATGTGTTCGTGGATTGTGATTATATCCGCGAGTACGGCACTCGGGACGATGAAGAGGTTATCGTTCGGCAGGGCCCTCGTGCTGTGCGTAGGTCCCCTCTGGATGTACTATTTAATCCTCTGGCTTCTGACTTCAGTCGGACGTTCCATATTATCAGGCACGTGTACAGTATTGGAGAGCTGAAGAAATACGCACGAGAGTCCGGCGACGAACAGATGCAGGCTGCTGTACAGGAAGTACAGGATATCCGACACCGGGTACAGTCGTACCGTCCGAGTGAGGTTAACAAAGCAGCAGGGTATCGAGTAGATGGTTTTGGTTCTTATCACGAGTACCTTGGCAGTAACTACGTAGAGGTACTTGAGTTCCGTGGAGACCTGTACGTTGATCAAGAGCTTAAAGAAAACCGTAGAATCCTTATCGCTGACAGAACTAGGGTCCTCAGTGATACGGAACTTAGTAATTGGAGTTCTCGGAGTTATCTGGTTCATGGCGGCTGGAGGTATCGTCCTGATAACCTTTACGCTATGGGTCCTCTGGATAATCTGGTGGGTATGCAATACCGAATTGATCACCTTGAGAACATCAAAGCGGACCTCTTTGACCTGATTGCGCATCCTCCTCTTAAGATTCGTGGTCAGGTCGAAGAGTTCGATTGGGCACCGTTCGCTGAAGTATTCGTAGGCGATGACGGTGATATAGAGCCTCTGCGTGTGGACGCTACTGCACTACAAGCAGACACTCAGATTGCTCTTCTTGAGCAACGCATGGAAGAGTTCGCTGGTGCGCCACGGCAGAGTATCGGTGTGCGAACTCCCGGTGAGAAAACTGCGTTCGAGGTTAATATCCTTGAGCAGAACTCCAGCAAGATGTTCCAAGAGAAAGTCACGCAGTTCGAGATCAACGTGCTTGAGCCTCTACTGAATAACATGCTGGAGCTGGCACGACAGGAGCTGGATGGAGCTGATCTGGTCAAGGTGATGGACTCTGATCTTGGAGTAGAGAGCTTTGTTCGGATCACGCCGGATGATATCCGAGCTAACGGAAAGCTCCGTCCTGTGGGTGCCCGGCACTTTGCTGCACGTGCGCAGGCAGTCCAGAACTACCAAGGCTTCCGAAGTATCTTCGGTGCTGACCCTGCTGTGATGAATCATGTCTCTGGCAAGAAAGAAGCAGAGATGTTCGAAGAGCTTCTGGGGTACACGAAGTACGATCTGGTGCAGGATAACGTACGACTGCAGGAGCAAGCTGAGTCTCAGCGACTGGCTCAAGAGTTCATGCGTCAGCTGCAAGAAGAGCAGGCTACCCCTGCTAACGATGACGAAGCAGCAGCACAGGAGGCATTAAATGGACCTCCGGCTTGATACGCGCTGGGGTAAAGAGTACTCCGAGACTGTTAAAGCTAACAAGCAAATGTGTGACCGCATGGTGCAGCTGATTGATAAACAGCTTGCATCTACGGTTGCACAGCTTACGGATTCGCGGGATATGGAGAAGCCTGACTGGGCTCTTCGTACCGCTGAAAGGGTGGGCGAGGCGAACGCACTTAAGTTTCTCCGAGCCCTTTACACTGTGTCTGACAAAGACGAGAGAAAAAATGACTGACCAGTCTGTGTTTGACTCCACGGAGTCCAGCTCTGACCAGAGCGTCCCGAGCCTTGAAGAACTTGTAGGCGAGGGTAAGAAGTACGCTACGACGGAAGATGCCCTTGGCAGCTTGCCGCACAAAGAACGACATATCAGTGAGCTTGAACGTCAAGCGCAGGAAATGCGTGAGACTATCGAGGAACTCCAAAAGAGAGCCGAGAGTGCCAAGACGCTGGATGAAGTTCTTGCGGCAGTCAAGGGAGACGGAACGACTCAGCATACCACTGAGGAATCGGGAAGTCCTGATGTTGATGTCTTCGAGCGTAGGCTAGCGGAAATCGAAGGGAAGATTCCTGAGACGTATCAGCAGATTCGGGCTCAAGAGAAACGAGAACAGAACATCATGCAGGTTCATGAGTCCCTGACTAAGCAATACGGGGACCGTGCTGCAGAGGTTCTTGCATCGAAAGCTCGTGAGCTTGGGGTGTCTATGGAACGTATGAAGGAGGTTGCTGCCGAGAGTCCGCGAAGAAAGGCGGGGTTCTGCGAGGACTAACGCAGAATACAGACAGCTCCGAAGGGAGAACCCTAAGGAGTACTTCAAGCCTGCTACTCAGCGCCAAATGATGAAAGACCTCAAAGAGCTAGGCTCAGAGAAATTCTATGCCTAGCATTAACCTAGGAGATTAGAAATGTCTGGTATGACGACTGGCAATTCTGAGCTTCTGATTCGTCAGGAACTGTGGAGCAACTCTCTCAAAGAAATCTTTGAAGACGAGCTCATGGCACAGGGCTGGGTTGATTGGCTGACCGAGTTCCCGGATGGTGAAACGTTCACGATTCCGAGCATTGGTCAGGCAACCGCACAGACGGTTCAAGAAGATCAGGCAGTTAAATACAGTGCGCTCGATACTGGTGAATTCCAGTTCAGCATCACTGAGTACGTTGGTTCGGCGCATTACGTGACCAAGAAGAACCTTCAAGATTCGTACTTCATGAACGAAGTCCTGTCGCGTTTCACCGAGCGTGAAGCACGTGCGATTGGCGAAGTTCTGGAGACGGATATCCTGAAGACTCCGGGTCCGAACGCTGCTCAAACCGGCACGCGACAAACGGCTGGCAATGCTAACCGAATCAACGGAGCAGACCATCGCTACATTGGTTCCGGTACGAGTAACATCATTGCTGTTGAGGACTTTGCTTACGCGAAGTTCGCACTGAAGAAGGCGCACGTCCCGCTGGAGAATCTCGTGGCGATCGTGGACCCCGAGTCCGCGTATCACCTTGAGACGGAAACGGGTCTTGCTGACCTTACGTATAACCCTCGCTGGGAAGGTATCATCGAGTCTGGTCTGACCTCGGGTATGCGGTACATCCGTAATATCTATGGTTTCGACGTGTACGAGAGTAACTACCTTGATGTCGTGGGTGCAGAGACGATCACGGGTGGTCCTGAGACTACGTCCCAGACCTCTTCGGCTACGGCCGTTCAGAACCTGATGTTCGCCGCTGTCCCCGGTATGCTTCCGATTGTTGGCGCATGGCGTCAGATGCCGGAAGTTGATGCCGAGTACAACAAGGACTTCCAGCGTGAAGAGTACGTGACTACGGCGCGGTGGGGTACGAAACTTAAGTACCCTGAAAACATTATCTGCGTCATTACCGATCCGACGCTCTAAGGGAGGGTGAATCATGAGTGATTACACCAATGCTGACGGGCTTACCCGTCACTACGGCCCTCAGGATGTTCGGGATCAGGCTCATCAGACCGTCGATGTCGGTGGTGGTGTCAAGCAACTCGTCGTTGACGTGTCGTTTGATGCCCTGCCGGGCTTCGATGCAGACGCTTCCGGTGGTTCCACGCCGGATTCGTTCTCTGATGCAGCTGCTCGTATCCCGGCACTGTCTGGTAT